CTATATCGTTTAACATCTTTTGGGCTTCTTTTTCGCTACCCAAAAAGACTTTAAACGATACCGCCGCTTTTTCAAAGTTTTTCCCTGCTTCTAACGCAAAATCGCCGATACTTTTTAAAGATATACCCAGTGCCGCACCACCTAACACGCCGCCTATTGTCGTTTGAAACGCTTTTAGCATGTTAGTTGATTCGTTTAACTTGGTCTTTAATTCGGCATTATCCATGCCTAAAAATATGTCTAACTTCTTTTTAGCCATTCACTTATCCTAAAAAATTGTCTAATTGTCTTAATGCGTTTTCGTCGTTATCCGTATCTCGGGAAGTATCGCCCGTTTTGTTTATATACTCATTACGGGCCTTTAATAACTCATAAATCTTTTTATATGTTGCTTTATAAAAAGATTCTTCGGTAAAATTCATTACCGCAACATAAAAATATAGCAAAAAAGACCATTCTATTTTATTTTTAGAATCGTCTTTATCTTTTTCAGCACTTCCGCTACTTTTGCGGTCGGCTTCTTTTTTTTTGTATCATCTTTAGGTAAACTGTCTAACAGGCCTTTTGTTATTTCTAAACCCAATTCCCGCAAGTCTGCGCCGTTCATTTCATACAAACTTTTTATGTCTATTTCTTCTTTAATACTTGTCGGGTCCGATATATCAAAGTCGTTAAACTCTAATGTACCGCACCATATCATGCGTATTATTGCTTCTAAATCACCGTTTAAAACACCCTGTACTAATTCGTGCATTTCCAACCCAAAACAGTTTTTTAATGCTATAAAATTACGCACCTGGAATTTTACCGTATAAACTTTACCTAATATTTTTGCCTTAAAGCCCTTATTTATTGTCTTTTCCATTAAACTAAACCCCCATACAAGAGGGGGGCTACCCTGCCCCCCAAAAGAATATTATATATATGAACAAAGAAGAAAAAATTATGAGCCGCTACCGCTACTTCCGCCACTTATAACAGGAATTTGCGCAATTTCTGTTAATACATCATAAGTTTTGCGTTCGCCGAAGTGTTTATCATAAGTTCTTGCTACACCTTTACCAGTGAAGTTACATACCATGTAATCTTCTTCGGTATATTCTTCGGTGTAGATACCCGATACTTTGAACAATACGCGGTGATAATCTTTTTCGCCCGTACTTCTTTCAGGCGCAAACTCTAAAGCAAAATAATTCGCTACATCTGTCGATTTATCAACCGTTGTATAAACCTTATTATTAACCGTACCGCTTGAAGTAGTTGTTGACCCGTTAATAATGTCTAATACATTTTGGTTGAATTGAGCATTTTTAAATGTTACTTCGTACCCTTTACGCTTTGTATAAGTGTCCAAAATAACGCCGTCGCCTGTTAATTCTTTTTCATCTTGAATAAGAGTAATTGTAATTTCTTTAACACCTGGAATATCTACGGGCGCGCCGTATTCTACGCCTGTCGTGTCATCTTTGAGTAATTGCGATATTTTCAAATCGCGAATACCAACCGTAATTGTGTTTTTTGCTGCTACTGCTGTCATAATTAAAATTCCTTTCCGTAGTTTCCTACAATTTTATTAATTATCGTATATAGTTTGTTCCCATTCGCAATACCATATTTCGCTACCTGGTATTTTGTCGTTAAATTCATCTTCGGCCGCATAACTAAATGACGCATTATTAAATACATTCGTTGCGCCCCAGTTATTACCCTCAATATATTTCGCTACCGCTAACGCCGTATCTTTTACCCTGTTTTTAGAATTACCCCTATATGATTCGCAGATATAAACCCTAAAAGTAGCGTTTACCCTAAATAGTTCTATAAACTTATTATTTGCGCTTTCAAAATTAAGCAATTCAATAAACATAGCGGGCGTATCTATATCTTCGTCGTATTCGTCATAATTACCTATCGTATAACCTGGATATTGTGATTTAAACGACGATATAATACATTCTATAATTGCGCCATAACTTGATTTATCCGTAACCGTATTAGTTTCGGTATTAGTTTCCGTATTTGTTTCAGTTTCAGTCATTTTAGCCCCTGTTTAAATATTTAATACATTCCCTATCGAAGTTTGACGCAAAGATTTTATAAAATGTATCTACTTCGTTTTCTAAAATCGGGGTTATAATATCGTCTATTTCTGCTACTTGCTTCGCAATAGGCAAACGGCTTTTTCCAACCCGTTTAAATGCTATTCTATTACCCGCGCTTCCGTCTTTTCTTTTGGAATTGACTATAAAAGCACTTTTTATAAACTGTCGTTTACTTGGTCCGCCAAATTCTACACCGCCCCTGGTAGTGTTTCTTCTTTTTGACCCTTTACGCGGTTTGCCTAATTGTCTTGCCCGCCAATGTGTAATACCGATACGATAAAAACCGCTAAATATTTTGATTTTCAAATCATTTATAACAAATTGCCTTATACGCTCTTTTAATTTTGCTTTTGCTATTTTGTGTTCGTTGTTCGCTTTGTTGATAACATTTTTTGAAAAATCTTTAGCACTTCTTTTAAAGACTTTTTTAGCAATATTAAGTATTTGCCGTTGCGATAATTCTAAATCTTTAATAAGTGCGTTTAATTGGTTGTTATCTATCCGTACTTCCAACATTATTATAACTTCCCGTATTTAACTAATGGAATAATGCACATGCCCGTACCGTCTGTTTGGGGCTTTTTTGCAACCTCGTATGTAATACCGCCAACTGTAACGGTGTCTTCCTTACTTACCTCGGTTACATCTGCTTCCACACAAGTTAAACGCGGTAGGGTATTGTCTATATCCCAGTCGCCTATCTCTTGTAAAAAATAGACATTATCAAAAATGCCTTTTAGCGGTTGCCCCTCAATATCGGTATTTAACTTCGTGCCGTCTGATAAAGTAAATTCTAAATCTTCGCCGAAAGTTCTTGTATATGCATGTAAATCTTCTTTAACCATTTTCTTTTAGATTCTCTTTTACCTGTTCCCATAATGCTTTTACATCTGTTGCTATGCTTTGAAGTTCTAATGTTTTCGCATATTCAAGTAAAGCCGAATATACAACATCTTTTAATGCGCCGTCTTCTACATCTTCTATATCAATTTCGGCTTCTTTTGCTATTGCTTTAAGTTCTTCTACGCTTAATTCTTCCGCGTTTTCTTCGCCTACTTTTGCTTTATATTGTTCGTATGCTTCTTTTACTGGTGTATTTTCTTCAAACTCTAACCCGACTTCTTCGGCTAATTGTTCAAGTTCGTTAAATACTCTTACTTCTAATTTATCTACCCCTATTTTTTGGTTAAATGTTATTCCCAACTCGGTCGCAACATCTTTTAAATACGCTAAATATGTTTCTTTTGTTTCCGCTTTTTCTGCTTTATTTTGCTTTGTTGCGGTAGTTGCATCATAAATAACCGCTTTTCTTCTATAAACTAAATCGGTCGCTACTGCTCTTGTTACGGTGTATATTCCGCCGTTAGAATCATTTGGACCCGCTATGTTTCCGTCTATTATCACATTAGATAATAATTTAATACTTACATTTACCATTTTTTTTTGCCCTTTCTCTTTTAAAACTATCATTTTATCACTCAATAGGTCCTCTATTGATATTTTTTGTAAATTCATATCGCTTTTTGGGTTGGCTTGTAATATATTCAGATATTGCCCCGCTATATTTTCTATATGTTTTTTGGCTTTAACCAGGTCTTTATCGTACCATTTTGGAAAATCAATATCAGGCGTTGTGTCCATGTCAAAATGCGGTGTATGGTTGTTTAAATCTATACCAACCAAAACGACATTTTTAAAGCCCTTTTGCCATGCCCAATTTAACGCCATACTTGGCGTATGGAAGTGAAAAAATAATAAGTTTTCATCACTTGAAAACCCGTTACTATTTTTTACCACCTCAAATAATTCTTTTTTAGGATAATCGGGTATTTCCTGTGCGCATTTATATTTTTTATCTTTAAAATACTTCTTTTGCGTTACAATTACGCTATTTTCTACTTTAGGGCAAATATCATCATAAAATATCACATAATCAACATTTGGGAATGTTTCACAAAAGTAATTACAACCCATAGTAATATATTTATCAATTAAACTTGGTATTTGGTCTTTAACCTCATTTATATATGGGCTTCTTCCAAATAAAATTAAAGTATTTTTTACATCTAACATAATTTATCTATATTCCCCTTATCTGCCCCCGTTACATGCCATAAAATCACATCATCACTCGCAACCTCACGCCCTTTATATGAGCGGTTATAACAGTAGTTGTATTTTTCGCTTATCAGTTTTATTTTTTTATGAAAACAATAGTTTATTATCGTTTCATCACCCGAAAAAACACGCGGTAAACCTATCGCCCCGCGCCAATTTTCTTTAATTTGCGTAAAATAGTCGTCTTTATTCATTAAAGGTATATTGAACAACAAAACGCCCGAATTTATGTAATTATCTATTCCTAATTCTTCTGCCTGTTTTATTGAATAATCAATACCTTTAGCACCTATTATATAATTGCCCTCAAAATCAGTATTATATAATTCTTTTAAACTGCCCTTACAAATAGTATCGCCGTCAACATATAAAGCCCGTTTTAGTTTTTTTAATAACCTGGGTATAAGAAGACGAACAAAACACGCCTTTGATACATGCTTATACCCTAATAAATCGTCGTCAAACTCTTTTAAATCGGAATCATCATAAGATAAAATAGTATATCGTTTGATGTTTTCTTCTAATTCTACTTTTTGTTCTGCGTTTAAATTATTTGAGAGGAAGTAAAAAAAGGAGCCATTATTAAATTTCTGTATGCTTTTGGCGGAATTTAAAGTTAAATCAAAATAATTACTATCAAAACAATATACTATATTCATCTTATACACCCATTAAAATCGGGGGTAATAAATTACCCCCGTAGAATAGACTTTTCCGTATATATAAATAAGAAGACTATGAGCCACTTCCGCTACCGCTTGCCGTATGTTGTCCATAACAGAATGAAGCGGCATGTCTTACGCCGAAGTCAACATCTTGGAATCCTGTAACTTGGATAGCACCTTTAGCCGAATAAGTGTAAGGGTCAACCAAAATTTCAAGACCGCCAAACAAACCTACAATAAAGTCTGCAAAGTTACCCAGGAATACATCACCGTCGGCTACTTGGTTTGTTACTAATGCTCTGTAACCGTTAATTTGGTCGCCTGGCTCCCAAATTACGCCGCCGCCGTCTGTATTGTTAGGGAATTTTTGAGTTGTTTTACAATGGCCTTTAGTTTTTGCGTTGATAATATAAGCCATAGAATCAACCGCCGCATTATCTGCGCCTATTTCGGTTTCCATTTCTACCAACTCTTTATATGTAGGCGCATTAGCCGCCGCAAAGTTTACAGTATTTACGCCTGTTGTAAGTGCAAGCCCTTTAGGTTGGTTAGTTGTACCCGTACCATATAAAGCCGCTTTATCAATAGCAAGTGCAAGCGCAGTTGCTAAATCTTCTCTTACAAATGCTTCCATATCCATAGTGGTTTGTTTAATCATATTTCTTGTAACATAAGTGTTACCGCCTACGGTTTTCATTCTTAATTGTAATTGGTCGAATGTAGCATCAGACGCCGTTGGCGCAGTATCTTCGCCTACCCAGTAACCACTTGCGCCCGAAGTTTGACGCGGAATATCAACATTACCTACAAGTCCGTTTAATTGTCTTGCTAATTGCAATACGACACACTTATTACGCAACAATTCAATAAATGACCCCATTTGTAAAGTTGTCGGAATTAACGGCTCACCTACGCTTGTATTGATAGCCGCTTTAGGCATTAAAGGTACCAATAACGCTTCTGCGGGAATAATAACGCCCTTATTTTTTACGCCGTATTTATCTGCCGCCGCTTCGCAATATTCAAATTCTTTTGAAGCCGCTTTTTGTGCGTTTCTGTCGGTTGGGTTTGTTAAAGCGTTGATAAGTTTAACAAAACTAAAATTACGCGCTTCATCTACACTCATACCGATACCAAAACTTGATTTATTATTGTTTTCTATCGGGTTTTGGTCTTTAATTTCAATACCCTTAATCAATTCATCTTTAAACGAATCTACACTTTTACCGTTTTTAATAAAGTCCATGGCTTTATCTTGCATTTTGTATTCTTCGCCTAACTTGATTAAGTTTTGTACTCTCTCGTTTTCTGCTTTTGCGCTTGCTTGCGCGTTTGTTCCTGCTTCAACCTTATCACACATAGTAGTAATAGCGGAATCTTCTAAACCACTTGCTACTAATGCGTCATAGTCAAGCCCTAATGATAAACATCTTGCTTTTAACATAGTGTTTTTCCCTTTCATAGTTCTATTTACTGTATTATCTTTATTCGCCTGCGGTTGTGTTTGTGCGGGTTTTTCCCTATCGCCCGCCCCTTTTTCCTTTTTAGCGGTCAAGCCCTCATTACCGCTATACCATTCGGCTTTAAAATTTTTAAATTCTTTTATATTTATTGATTCGCCGTTAATTTCTAATGTCGAATCGTTTAATTTTGCTACTAATTCGGTATCTTCTATTTCATCTGCAAAACCTTTATTTACTGCTTCGCTTGCAGTTAGCCAGGTTTCAGCCGCTAACAGTTCTTTTATTTCCGATATTTCAAGCCCCGTTTTGTCCTGGTATGCACTTAACATAGATTCTTCGGCTTTTTCTAACCGTTCTATTGTTTTGTTCATATCGTCGGAATTTCCCGCCGATACGGTCCAGGGTTTATGTATCATCATCATACTATTTTTAGGCATAATGACCTTATCGCCCGCCATAGCAACCAACGACGCAATAGACGCCGCCAAACCGTCAATATATACTATAACTTGGGCTTTACATCTTTTGAGCATAGAATATATCGCCTGACCTGCGAATACATCACCCCCAGGGCTATTTATTCTTACATTTAATATTTTTGAGTCTTCAACTTCTTTAAGTTCTTTTGCAAATTCTTTAGCCGTTACGCTATCTTCCCACGCGTTACTTCCAATTTCACCGTATAATAACATTTCGGCTTCTTCGTTTGCTACGCTATTCTTAATTTGCCAAAACTTCTTCGCTTGTTTGTTCGCTGACATCTTTAATTACCTCGTCTTTTAGTAATATCCCTTTCTGTTCAAGTGTTTTGTTTTCTTCTTCTATCTCGTTAAATACTTCGTCTGGGTCGTGTCCTAATTCTCTTATGACATCTGACCTACTGCGGAAGCCGTTTTTAACTGATATACTTGCACTATTTATATCTTTAACAGGGTCA